CCCTGGCATTACGTCAGTTAACTTACCACCTTGTGTGGTTCTACCTGTGGCAAGCCACTCTAACTGCTGATCAGTAATCGGTTTTTTTCCCTCTAGTGCTAAATGCACATGAGTATCGTGTCCTTTATCACCAGGACCTAATGCTTCGTTAAACAAGCCAAGTTGTTTTGCGCGGTAAGAAAGCTCACCGGTACGCTCCTTCCAGTGCTTTGGCTTACCACTTGAGTACGCAGGTGCCATGTCAGGGCGCCAATCCCTAACATCAATCGCCATGCCTCCTGGATGGTACCCAGTAGGAGAATGCCCTTTTCCAACGCCACCAAACGCAGGATTCTCTCCTATGTTTAATCCGTACTTTTGAAGGAATTTACCGACATCAACAATTGTACGTTCGGCCATTATCTTTTTATTTTTAATTCTAAAACAACAAAACCCCTGGTTTCCCAGAGGTCTTGCGTTTGGAGATGAGAATCAAACTCTTATTAGGTCGGCAGCAATCACGGATTCCCAATCAACTCGCTTGATTTGTTTCAACTGATCGAGACTTGTAAATCTTTCACCCGACAAAGAGAGTTGAAGATCTTTTATTTCTCGAGCAGTCTTCAGACCAATTCCTTTGATATGGTCTGCAATCATCTGGGCGGTTGCGCCGTTGATGTTAAGCCTGGTATCAGGAGGAAACACACGTGGCTCCTCCTTTGCTGCTTTGTCTTTTACCTGAAGAGTTTTGACCTTTTGCGTGGCCTGTTCATCGGGCAGTAACTCAGTCTTGTAAGCGGTGTAAAGGCGACCGTCCTGATCTTCGACCATGAACCAATCGCCTTCATCCCACTCACTAACAATACGTACTCGTGCTCCAGTCTTTTTGTGACGGTGGAGAATTTCTTCAGTGCCGGTAGACATAAAACCAGATCATTAATTAATCTGGTTTTAGTTTAGCCTAATCAGCTGACAACGCGACCAGTTAGGTAGCCATCAATGTCTTCGTAGCCTGGAGCATCGTCAGGAACGATGTAGCAGATCTCGACACAAAGGTAGCCAGCGCGACCAGCAGTGGAGTCACCACTGGAGATGTAGAAACCACCGGAGGTTGCTGTGGCATTACCAGAGGCCTTAGCGAACACGCTAAAGGTAGTAGCAGCGGTATACGCGGGGTAAAGCCCAGTAACGGTTACAGCCTGACCAGTAGCGGTCAGCAGGGGCACGTTACCAAAAGCTTGTACACCACCAGCGAACAAGATCTCGCCTGCTTGTGTACCAGAGACGGTAGAAGCAAGGTTGGCTTGGGCCGTGGGCTCACCAGAGAAAGCGACGGGGCTGCCAGCGTTGTTGCGACCGAAGGAGATTACGTTACCAGTGGCTGCATAGATACCAGAGGCAACGCGACCATCACCCCATCCAGATGCAACCGAAATAGCTGTACGGTAAACGTAAGCAGATTGGGTAGAAGAACCAGAGATTACCAGACCGGTGATGTCGGTACGAGTATCGTCCTGGCGGTAAGGCGAAGGGACGATTACGGAAGCAGATGCAACTGGGCCGCTGCCGGAAGTTGCCGTAACGGGAACGTAACCACGGGATTGGAAGTAGCGATAACCAGGGATGGCTAGCACCGAAGTGGGGCCACCCTTAGAAGCATCAATTCCACCGCTACCGTTGTCATCAATGTTTTTATACCAGCTGTTCAGTGGCGAAGACCAGTTGCCGGGATAAATTTTCTTAGCTGAAAGATAGGACATTTATTCCTCCTTAATGTAATTTATTCTTTATCAGATGTTGCCGTCATCTTGCAGGAAGCTGAATGCAGTGGTGATGAAATCCTTATTGAGGATGTCAAAACCGGCATACAGTTGCCAGATCAAAATGATGAAGCGGCTGAAATCGTCGTTATTGTTGATCAGGACCTGAGCATTCGGGCCGCCGATACCAACGCCAACAGCTTGAGGACCGAAGAAGTAGCCTTGAGCAACTTCGTAGGTACCAGCACCAGGGGAAGAGCCCAGGGTAGCAGCTTGTGTCTTGTTGGGGAAGTTGGTCGACTCGAAGAACTTCACGCCTTCAAACTGAACGCCAGTAGGCATTACAGGTTCGCCAGCCAGGAAGTAACCTTGACCAGCTTGAGGCCCCTGGAAGAAGCTAGCGTTGTTAGGCATCATGGGGTTGCCCATGTACATGCCTTGGCCAGGATTGCCAGAGTAACGAGCGATCTCGCGGAAATCAGGGTCACGACGCAGGTGCATCATGAACGTGGGATCGCAGATGCAACGATACAGACCATCAGCGAAGGTAGGGACGTTGCGCTTACGCAGGTCCTTAACAACGGTCAGAAGGTCGGTACGTACCTGGAACTGCTGAACTTGAGCAGTGTACTCATCTGCGGAGTACACAGGGTTCTTGGTCTTACTGCCGGGGAAGTAATAACCACCTTGGCTGGAAGATGCAGGACCGTTAGCTTCAGCTTTGGACAGTTCGTCAAGGAAGACGCGGTCACGCCACCGGCGATAGTCGTCGAGCAGGGTCAGTGAACCGATGCTCTGGTGGAACATGTTCAGGTTACCGGTGTCCAGCAGCATGCGCTGGGCGGTAATCAGAGTTTCACGAGCAATTTTAAAGGTGCTGGGCTGAGTGGGATCGCCGGGGTCCGCAGGGCCGGTGTATTCCTTAAGCACCACCAGGACTTTCTCCTTGGTGATGTTACGGCTGTTGGCGGTACCAATGGTCTGGTCGGAAATGCGCTCGCGGCTATCCTTAGTGCCGGGGTTGCCCCAGAACTTATAGCGGTCGAGCTGAACGGTTTGACCGGGTTGGCGAGTAAAGTCGTGGACGACCACGGGCTCTACTGCCATCTCGCAGATGTAAGCAGGATGGGGACGGTAGAGTTCCGCGCCCAAAATCTTAGGAAAGTCGGTATCAATGAACACTTGTGTTTATCCTCCAGTGTCGCAGGACAGGGATGTCAGGTGAAAGATTTAGACAAGATTGTCTTATCTAAACAAATTTTAGCAGTTGATAATTTATCAACCGCATATTACACTTAAACAGCGTAATTAATGTTGCTCGAACCATAAGATTCGGGATTGATTACCATACCAGGCTGCATGCCTTGTTGGAAACCAGGAACGCCAATTGCGTTGGCTACGTTAGAAAGACCGCCTCCTATGAGGCCGCCAATTCCTGCTGAAATAGGAATGGACGCAATCTGTGAGCCAGCAAGTAGACCAGATTGTTGATTTATCTGTTGTCTAGCTTGTTGCCTAAGATCTTTTGATGCCCTGGGAATGGATTTAACAGCATTCTTTTGGGCGTAACGTATTCCTTGTGGTAAAGCACCTAGCATAATACCGGCAGGTAATGCGTTAACACCTGCCATCAAAGCTTCGGTTGCAATACGTGCAGGGCCTTCACCTTGCTCTGTGTCTTGTAGGTTACCGAGGATAGAACCCCCTGCACCCAACAAGCCTGCTGCACCTGCTCCCAAAAGGGGAGCATACTTACCAGCGAGAAGGCCCATTACGTCACTCCATCACAAACAATTTGTTTGCTAGGACTTGAGGCTGAGCTTGGTTGATGACTCGCCAGGCATTCTGGGGATCACGATCCATCATGTCCTTG